AACCCCCCAAATTGAGGATTTGCCTGTAAAATTAACCAACCGAAAAAAGGTGAATTGTAAAATTCTTGTGAAACAACATCTAATCTACTTCTTCCCACTTTATAAATAAATGTCTTATCCGTTGGTTTTTGTCCGATACTTACAAAAGGGACAATAGTTTGTTCCCCATTGATATTAAAATCACTATATCTGTTATAATATTGATATGCCATTAGTTAAGTTTTGCTTTTGATATAAATACATCTGAAGGACTTTCGTCGTTCCAAGTTTTATTATTTGTATTCTGATTTTCAACCCAACCTAATCCTTTAATTAATGTTTGTTGAGCAGGGGTATTTGCACCTTCGGTAGTGTATGTAAATGTCCTTTTTTTCTTTAAATTAAATGGAGTATATTTTAAAAAGTCCTTTAATTTATTTTTCTCCATTTCATCAATAAAAAATTTAGTTATTACATTTTCTTCTTCAAACGCCGGTTTTGCAATCGTTAACCAGTATTTATCAAACTCCGTACCTATTTCATCATTTTTTCCCTTACCTTTTAATGCGGAATTATTTGTAATGTTACTAATTAATGCGTTTTTAAATGATTCATATTTCTTAGAATCTACAACATCATTAGATACTATCATGTAAACTCTTCTAAAGGTATAACCACTATTACTATCAAATAAACCAGCACTAAACGGGTTGAACACTTTTTTAGTCTCAAGTCTATAATTTGGTTCAAACACTAATTGTCCTGTATATTTTTTACCCTTATAATCAATTTCAGTTGGTGCGAAACTAATAAGATTAAATTCGGTGATACCGCTTTTAATTTTTTTCACATCATCATATAACTCCGTTAAAGTATTAGTTACATTGGTTGAGCTAGGGTCAACTTCGGTAGTCCCGGAGGTAATATAAGAGACAATCTTACCATCAGAAACTTGATATCCATCGGTTCCGGTATCTGAAGCCGCAGCGTAAGTAATTGCATTAATTCTTCCAATATACCCAATATAACTTTGTTGTACTGAGACCATACCGTTAGCTATGTTGGTAATTGCATTTTGGAAGGAACCTCTTTTATTATTAACAAAATTTGAATAATTTTCTTGGAGTTGATTTACAAGTCTATTTGTAAAATTTTGTTTTGAGATAAAATCAATAAACCCTTCATCTTCGTTTTTAATGTCTTTAATTAATTGTCCGAATATTTCATCAACCCTTTTTTCCAAATTATTTGGTTTACCAAATAAGATAGTTTCAGGTTCATTTTTAACTCTCATAAATTTACCTTTCTGATAAATTCTTTCTGACATCCATTGTTGTCGAACCGCGTTATTATATTGGTTTAAGGATTCTCTATTTTTATTAACAACATTTGTAAAATAATTTTGACTTTCTTCAACCAATTTATCCATAATAGAACTATAACTAAGAGTTCCTGTTTGATTTGTATCTCCAACCACATTAGTAAGAATTGTTCCTACCGCTTTATCATTACTTTGACCATTATTTGGTGCCGCTTGGTTAATTGTTGGTGGATCAACATTATTTTCAATTGCAGATTTTAAAAAGTCAGCATCAATCACTTTATAACTTAAATCAGTTGAATCTGCTCTATCGTCATAAATTTCTGTATTAGCATAATAGTTAAACGTTAACGCATTTTGTAATTTGTCCACAGATTCTTTTAAACCACTACCTCCAACAAAATTAAACGCTAATGTTACATTAGCAATCATTGGTTGAACCCCAATCCCTTCTGGATTTATATCTAACTCTTCATAAGTTAATTGTAAACTAGTTGGAATTATTTTAGTGTTATAAAAATCTCCAACACGTAAAATTAACACCGGTGGTGCGCCAAATGAAGTGTTGGTTGCGTTATTAAAACTAAGGGATTTGGTACCATTATCGACATTAACAGTTGGGATCGTATCTCCGGGTCTCATACATTGTTGTAAAAATGTTAGTCTTGAGTTAAGACCCTCCGGTGTCATTGAGTGAAACGCAGGTTGGAAAAATTTTAATTTATCCCTTAAGTTATCGTAAACTAATGGTGTTTCTTCTTTTATTGTTTCAAAATAATCACATTCAGATAGTAATGACCTCAAAACCCTTTTACTTATATTATCTCTTTGAACTACGGTTGTTTCAATAACCGGAACAGTTTCGGTTTTAGTAACAACATTTCCCGTAACAACGGTAGTCTTTTTTGGTGGTAGATCGGCAGGGGGTGCGTTCAATGTTGATACTACATTTGATATGAAAGCACGTCTACAAGCCATTGCATTAGTTGTATAAACTTCTGTATTTGCCGGTTTACTATTAGCATCACCATCTCCACAATTAACTTCACCCTTTGGGGTAAATTGTCCTGTCTTATCATCAAAAGCCATAACTTGCGTTCCTGTAGATGTGCTAGTAAACTCTCCAACTCCTCCAGTATCGTCAAATCGTAAATTACCACTTTTAACATATTTTGCTACTTTTTCGTTTTCACTAATATAACTAATTGCAGAGTCAATTCTTTTTGCCGACAGAATATTATTAGACGCCTCTGTTGCTTTTGGAGATGTACTACTTTTAAAATATAATGTTACGGTTCCATTTACAATTCCGTCTTTTGTGTTAGCAATAAATTGTTTTTGTAATTCATTAATTAGTTCATCAATTCGGTTTTTATTTGGTATTATTACCGAATTAAAAAAAGATCTTGTTGCACCAGAATTCGGACCAGAAATCAAATATTCATATCTCCTTTGAGGACTTACATAAGCGTTATAAGTTGGTAGATAATTTTCACCAAGTTCTTTTGGTATGTTATTGTCAAAGTAAAACGAAATGTTCTCAAAATTTTTCAAATCATTTTGGGGTACACCACCAGTACTAGCATTATCACTTTTAACTTGAGGTGTACTATCGAGAGTATTAACAACAGACTTAACTTGGTCGGGTGTTAATACTTTAGAACTTAAAGCGGTTTGAATTTGAAACAAATCGTTTGGTGATATTGTATAGTATTTTTTGGCTAATTCATATAAATCGTATTTTCTACATCCCGCAAAAAATGATTCTAAAATACTATCAATTCTAGTTTTATTGGTCTCGTTAGCCAAAACTTTATTAACTATAACATTTAAAACCGATGGATGGTCTACAACAATTTTCCAAGTTAAAGTACCTGTTCTACTAGTATTTTTGTAAGTATAAATTGGTTCGGGCCTACCGATAAAATCAGTTCCCTGCCAATTAGCTTGTACACTCTCACTAAAGGTTAATCCATATGGTGGAAACCACATCACTCTACCTCCATTGGGGCCTCTTTCACATACAGGTAAATCAGAAACTGTGAATCCGGGGGTATTTGATGTTCTCCAAGATAAATTTTCAATTGAAAACATGTATTTTTTCGCAACGGCATTATTAAAAGTTCCAACTAAATTTGTTGAGTCTTGTCCTCCTTCTTGTTTATTAGGAGCAATGTTGAGGTTATATGTTTTATCTAACACTGAATATGAAAACCTTCTACCTTCAGTAACAATACCGTCCGTTTTCTGTAAATCATTATATTGAATATATGGTACGTCTTTAGCAAATACTCGACAATATTCTGTTCCAACTTCTTGCCCTATTGACCCCACATACCTTAAAACCCGAGAACCTTTTGTCAACTCTTTATATCCATCGTTAAAAACTTTAGAAACTTGGTCAATAGCATTACCCACATGTTGTAATCTTTTACCTCCTTGTGGTTGACTATTAATAATTCTTTGTGTGTCGTCAAGTATTGAACCCTCCCTAAAAGTTCTTTCTGTTGACTCGGTACTATTATAAGATGATGGTTTAAAATCCTCATCTTGATTAGTGACCTCACCTCCAACTCCGACTTTCTTACCGGCATTTCCTTTGTATTTTGGTGAAACCCAAGTGAACCCACCTTCAATACCTCCACCATTACTATATGTTGGTCCGTTCGCCCCCAGTCTAATTTCTTTACTAGGTCCTTCATATAATTGAGCAAGTTCTTGAGGTCCGTAAACAGGAGCTTGTTGTTCATTACCAAAAGCATCTACGGGTAATTCTCTACTTGGTGAGAATACTCTTGATGGGTCAGATGTTGTTGACCCAACATAAAAATTAGCATTATTTGTTTGGCTTCCAACAATCGCACCACCTAATCTATCTATTAATGTTCTATCGTAGTTTGGTTTATACTTATTAAAATTAATATTTTTCCATAAGATAGACTTTTGTCCTCCTCCCGTATTGTTGTAGAAAATTTGAGAACCTGTTTTTCCCGCACCCAATAAATTTGATACAAAATTACCTACAGCAGCAATTGGATTAGCAATTAAGGATTGGGCAATAGTCCCTGGTTTTGGTTGGTTAATGTTAGGGTCAAAATATGAGCCAGGAATTAATGAGAATGGTAGTAAACTTCCCGTCAATCTAAGTGAAAAGTCCGCAGCCGCGGTTATAGGGTTAGACGGGACGGTAATTTGATAATTGGGTTCAATTAATGGAACTCTACCCGTCAAAATATTAACAACATTCGTGCTGCTATTAACATTTAAAATATTTGCACGACCTATAGTTTCTCGGATAATTGCTCGTCCAATTCTTTCCTCAAACTCTCTTTTTAATGTTTTAGCCCCTAATCGAGCGATAAAGGAATCCTCACTCAAACGACCATTACTACCTTGTGGGTCTGACGATAATAATATTGATAATGATGAATAAGATGACGAATTAAAAGTTGTTGGGTATGGTTGATTGTTATATAAATTTGGGACTCCACCTGTAAGTCCGTTATTTATTGAATCAGGAGACACGATTGCTTCTCCAGCATCTAATTGTTGTAAACTATTAGGACCATAAGCATTTAATGGTTGCCATTGTGGTGCAATCCCTGGAAATCCGATTTTCGCAGCAATTTGGGCTTCTTCTAAAAGTTTTGCGTCTTGTTGTCCGGGACCATATTCACCTTTATTGGGAGCAATAGTATTAACAGGTAAATCAGGTAATTGTTCGTATCCCCCATCATTACCCCATTTATTAAGTGGGTATAATTTATTGGCGAAAAATGGTGTATCTATAAAAGAGTCCGGACTATCAACAGGAACTAAATCAGATTGAACAATCTCATATGTTGTCGGTGGCACAACTTTAGTTGGAGATTTGGAGTATGGCGCCAAATTTCTCGTAATAAGTTTTTTTCTAAACCCTTCGGTGCTAATATAATCTAATGGACTACCCATCTATTTTCTATTTATTTATAAATAGGTTAATGTTAATTTTTTATTCAAAAATTACTTTGTTCTTTCAAGCTGTTTTGATTTTTGAGATATATATTCGTAGATTAATCTTTTATATTCTTCAGATTCCATATAAGTTTTTAATTGTTGTTGACTAACACCTGCTGGTGCTTTTATATCAAACACAACGGTACCACCAAAATCAACTTTCGAATTAACCGTCTGAACACTACTACTAGTTTTTTCCGAAGTACCATCAAAACTTTTAGTTCCAAATATACTTGATTTACTTATTGGTTCAATTTTTTTTGTTCCTGTAATTTTAGAGGCGCTACTTGATTTTTTGAGCTCTGAGTTTGTTGCTCCCAAAATTTCTGAAGCATATTTTTTAAACGCTAATTCAATACCACTTTTACCGGTAATTTGTTTATCGCTATCTCGTAAAATATTTTTTAAAGCATCAAACCCTTTATCACCAAGAGTATTTGCTTTATTTTTAATTTCATTTTCAAGAGAGGTAAGTTTTATCGCAAAATCTTTATTACTTATTTTACCCATATCCTTTGTGGTAAAAAGTGCTCCCATTTTTTTAACGACATCGTTAATACTTTCAGTTATCTTAGAACTTTCAGGTACATTTTTGTCAACCGATTTCGCAACCGAACTTACAATTCTTTCCGCACCTGTAAGATTTCCTCTAATGATTGAAGCCCCCGCAATTCCATAAGTTCCCTTTGCAACATTTGATTCTACCGCCTTTTGAATATTTCTCAACACATCTAATTGACTGATTTGGATTTCTTCTAAAGTTTTTGGAGCTTCTTCTTGTTTTTTCCTCAACTCTTTGAATTCGTCTGCGGTAATATCACCAAGTTTTTTGTATTCAATCGCACCCTTATCATCTTTAATTTGAACAACATACTCACCATCTTTCTTTGTTGCCATATTAGCCAACAACTGTCTGTCTTCTGGTTTATCAAACTGTAATGATGGACTAATAGCCGATAACCTTTCATTTAAAGAAGCGGCCGCTAAAGCACTTTTTGTTAATTGGTCATAAGAGATTCCGGTCTCAGTAGCCATTTCTCTTAAAGTCAATAATCCTTGACGATTTATTGTAAAATTTCCTGCAGCATCAAGTTCGACAAATTTTTGTGTTGCTTTAATTATACTATCTTGTAGAGCCCCAGGATTAGTAAGTGAATCATTCATCATTGCAAAAGGGTCTCCTAATTGACCAACCGCAACACCTAATCGTTGTAGGGCTGCCGCGGTATTAATAGCTCCTTCAGGTGTCATGACTTTTTCTGCGAAAGCAACGGTGTTTTGCATATCAAATCTCAACATTGACGCTTGTGCCGCCATTTTTGTTAACCCTCGAACACCGTCACCAAAATTGAATTTATTCATTATAGACATGTTTTGAGTGACATCGCTCATTACCGTCTTAGCATTTAGTCCAACACTTTGAACATACTGGATAGAATCCTCTAAGTTAACTCCGATTTGAGATGTCTCATACCCAACTTCAGCGAATTTTTCAACTAAGGAACTTGAGGTAGTTTCGAGAATTGTAGATGCAGCATATAACTTACTAACTTGGTCTTCTGTAGCAATTACATTCCTTCTAGCACCTTCTGCAATACCTGCCATTGTTGTAGAAACATCAGAAATGTTACCACCCAAACGAATGACCCCCGCCGCGGCTCTTGACACCGCGTCGTTCATTTCATCCATACGAGTTCTTCCTTGTACAAAGGACTCATTAAGTCTATTCGCTTCTTGATACATGTTACCAATAGCGTTTAATATATTATCAATAGGTTGACCTAACCTTTCAAAACTTTCTTTAAGTTCTTTAGCACTACCTTCGTTGTCTGCCATAATAATTTAACTTTATATATAAATAGAAGAAGGACTAAAATTTTTAGTCCTTCTTGTTATCTTCAATCCATTTATCTAATAAATATTTTCTCACGAATAATGGCATTTTTTCAAAATCACCATAACTGATATTCATAAATTTATTCAAATAATAGAATTCGTCTATTTGGTTTTTCCTATAATCAGAAGAAAGGACGAAAAAACTCGACCCCAAACCCAACATTCACTGTCAGCTTTTCTCCGGACGGGGCCATTATTGATTTATTCATATCTAATCTAGGTTCGTTCTCGTTCATAAATTTTCTAATAAATTTAGAATCTGAAATTGGCATTGTTTCAATAAATTTACTGATAGTTGACTTGTCATCCGAACCATCAATTTCAACTACTTCTTTTTGTAATCTCCAAGTGATTTTCGGAACAACTCTACCTTGAGGGTATGTTTCAACTAATTTACTAATATCCATAATCTCTCCGTAATTAAGTGGTTTTAATTTAACGGTTGATTGGGTTTTTGGTAATTGAACGGTAAATGTTCCGTCTTCGTTAGGTATTTGTCCGTTAATTATACTTAATTGGTCTAAAATAATTTGAGACTGAAAAGATTTTTTAGTTGCTGGGTCAACAAGATTTAATGTCATTTCAGGTCCAAATCCCGTGTTTCGTAAAAAAATTAATATTGCTTCAATATCTCCTTCAAGTAAGTCCTCAATCTTAACGTCAGGTTCATATATCTTGGCTCGTAATAAACTTGTTGTCAAGTCGTTTGTTCCTGCCATTATAATATTTTCGTCTGATGCGGTAAGATAACCGACTTTTAAAGATTTCTTTTTATTTTTATAAAAAAGTCCTTGGGAGGGTAATTGAACCACATCATGTGGTAGTGTAAAATTTTCTTGACCGTAGTCTCTTGATTGTGTTTCCATATATAAAAAAATTAACCGTAAAGTTTATTTGCTTTACGGTTAAAAATAAGTTAAATAAAAATAATAGTAAATACTAAATACAAATTAATAAACTAACACACAACGATCCATCCGTAATGACACTGTAATATCCGCCAATGCGTCTTGACTATAACTTAAAGCCCCAAAATTAACATCAGTTAAAAATGTTCCATAAAGAATCCATTTTTCAACCACAACACCTGTTGGGTCTAACATTTCAAGATCGATATCTTTTTTATATCCCGCAGCATAACCCATACGACCGGTAACAGATTCGGCATGTAGACGAACCCACTCCATAAGTGCTTGAGCGGCTGAAGGACCAATCGGGTCACGGAATTTAACCGAAATTGGGTCCCAATTAAATCTACCTGCAACAAATGTTGATGTATTTAAAAATTGTATTTCAGTTGGTGCAATTTTAATAGTTGGTCTTGCCGCTGTTTCAACAAACCATTCATTTATCCCTAAACTGGATGGAAACCTTAAAATAAACCGGTTCTGTCTTTTTGGTTCATAAGGTATGGGCATTTTCATTAATAAATCAGCCATGTTATTTCAATTTTGTTTTTTTTTTGTGTTTATATTTTATAAATATACTCTTGATTAAAAATTTTTATATTTACTTTTTTTTTTAAGAAATTATTCTCTATTTATATAACTTTTTAATGCCTCCAGCCGTAGAATAAGTCTTAACTATATTATCTGGTTTATCTTTAAAATGTTTACTCATAGCTTCTACGTTTTTTATATCATCATCTGAAAATCCTATAACCGGTTCTTTTGTTATAAAATTATTTGAAATATCATTTTTAATAAATGCCCTTTTATTTATAATTCCAGACATTCCTTTTATATATGATACAAAATCTTCCATAGCTTTAACTTTTAATTCTTCAGGATTTGACACTCCTTCTTCATTACCAAAACTAACAGGGTGATACTTATTTAACTCTAAATACGATTTAATTAATTCGTCGTCACTCATTTCATCTTCATTAACAAACGACCTATATTTTTTTAAATTTTTAATTAATGTGTCTTTATCTATACCATTGAAACCACTTATAATGTAATTATATATCGATTGTTTTAATGTTTCAGGATTATGACCTCTAGCCGTTATAATTGCAAAAATTGACCCATTATTTATTGCTTCTCTGAAATCGTCAAACGCTGGACCTTCTTTAGCTATCATAGAGTCAACTAAAAAATCTTTATCACCTTTCGTTCTAAAATTCCTAAATGGTTCGTCGGCATATCCAACAACCACATTTCCTTTGTATTGTATGGGAATTTTACCTAAATCATGTCGATACTCCGCAAAGTCATCTGTGCTCATACCAATTTCCTCGCCATCTTCAGTTTTTAACATAATTTTAGTCGGCATATGAACAATATTATCATCCCAATCAAAGGCATAATATTTCATATCTGGTGTTCCCTCGGGATTAAAACCTTCTTTAATCTGTTTTTTCATATTTGGTAATTAAAGGGGATACTTTCATACCCCCATTAAATTTATTATTTTTAGATATTTTCAAACGATGCTCCTGTTGGTGTGATGAAAAACTCAATATCGATGAACTCAAGAGATCTCGTAGGTTTTATGTAAATTTTACCAACTAATCTGTTAGAGTCTAAATCTTCAGGTGTTGAAGATACTGTTACACGGAAATCGTAAAGACCTCTATCTCTTCTGATTGAATCTAAAATAGGGTTAACACTATCTAAGAATTGTTGTCTAACGATTTGGTCGTTTTGTTCGAATAATAATCTTACAGCTACTGCTGAAATCAACTTACGAGCTTGGAGTAATAATCTTCTTACATTCAATCTATTAAGTGCCGAATCTGCGACTTGTAAAGTTTTGTTACCCCAAATTACGGTTCCAATGTCAGAGTAAGTTGCTATAGGGTTAATTCTACCTTGATACAATGTGTCTCTATCTGTCTGTGTAAGTTTTTGTCTAGCTTTGATTGAATTCACAAGACCTCTTGTGTAACCCGCTGATGCAAACCAAGGGAATGAAATATTATCAGTCAATGCTAAGTTTCTACAAACTTCACCTGTTGGTGGTAAATAAATTTGAGTGTTATTAACCGTATCACGAACTAATATCCAAGGATAGTAAGTTGCTGTGTAGTTAGAATCAATTCCTGTATTATCTAAGTTGTCGACCGCTTCTTGAGGATAGATGATGTCTTGAGGATTTGTTGAATCCGGTGTATACATCTTATAATCAGGTGTCGTTGCAATATATATTGAATCCGCTCTTGAGAATTGAACCATGTCTATTGCTTCTTCTACAAGATTTGAGTTATTAACATAATCAATCGCCGTTGTTGCAAAAATATTAATATTTGTTGACTCCGGATTTGCAAATGTTAAAATACCAAGTAAATAAGCGTAATAATCAGTATTTGCAAAATCTTGAGTATTGTTCTGAACAACAATTCGTTTGAATAATCCGTCACCTGTTGCAGTAGGGTATCTTGTACTAGGGTAAGCTCCTGCTAAGAAACCTGACGCACCTAATTGGAATCTATCTTCATTTGTTCTATATTCTCTATATATGTCCCATCCGTCAAAACCTCCCGCAAAACATACAGTATATTTTCTTGAGAAAATGAAGTAATAAGGATTTTCTTGTGTTCCAGGGTCTTCTCTAAATTCCGCAACACCACACTCAAATGCCGTGTCTCCGCTTGCCATAGAAGTGTTTGCAATTGTAACAACAGTTGCACCTGAATCCATATGGAAACCTTTACTTAGGACATTCCAAGGTTGAGCGTCGACTTCACTAGGTGATTGTATCCAATTTGAAGGTGTTTGTTTACCTTTATAAGTTAAAAACGACTCATCAATTCCAAACTGAGATGAAAATCCTAAGTAACTTCTTCTAACAACATCTCCTCCAGATTCCACGGGTGCTCCATTAGCAGCCGAACCGAATGGTGGATTAGCGATTACCTCACCTGGAAAATAATATTTTGTTTTAAATTTAGGATAAGGTGATGGATAAATGTTATAATCTTGATATTCTCTTTGGGTGTACCCATAAAACCCACAAGGTAACGCGTCTATAGGAGCTTCATCTGACATCTCAACCATCACATATTTAGATATGAGAGCGAATTCACCATTTGACGAACCTATTTTTTTTGCAATAAAGTTATTTGATGCTGGGTCCATATTACAATTTGTAAATTTCTCAATTACAACGGGATTTGCATCAGTGTCAAAGAAATTTCTTACTAATACATCAAAAGACATACTATTAAAAGAGAGATTTGCAATTGATACTTTAACTTCAAAGTTCGCATCATCCCCATCAGAGATTGATATAAATTTAAACAAATTATATACCTTATTACCTCTCAACTCTGAAACTAAATAAGGGGTTTCAGGTGATTGATATCTCTCCAAATTATATGCAATTGATGATGTGTTCTGACTTCTTGCTCCCGGTAACGCAATCAAATCACAAGAGAGACCTCTAATATACCCTTGATTATATGCGTAATTTAAAGATCCTTGATATGCCTCCTCAACATAAATTGGAACTTCAAATCTTGATTTACCAAAATTATCAACACCTAATACTTTAGTTATATATTTTGAGGAAGATGAAAGTAAAGAAGTTTCAAAAGTGAAAACATCATTATCATTAGTAACTCCCGATAACAAAAAAGTTGCAAATGGGGATTTAGTTATTCCTGAATATTGTCCGGAACAAACTAATTGTAAATCTGAGAGACCATTTACTTGGTAAACAGGTCCGTGGTTTTCACTAGTACTACTATTAGTGTAAAGTGATACACCTCTTGAACGAATAGTTCCTACAACCATATTATTAAACTCTTGATAAGCGGTACCTGTAAATGTGTAAGAATTACCGGTAACTGTTCCTGTAAATGTGTTTGTGGCCCCTGAAGCCAAAGTAGAAACAACATAATAGAACGAGTAACCCGTATAATTACCGGTTAAAGAATCGTTATCTTCAAATTCAAAATTAGCATAATACCATACATCGTTCGAATCATCTGATAAATCATTATCTGCGAAGTCGTTATTACACTCATATTGACTCTCAACTGTGGAATACTGACTTGTAATATTAAAATAAGCTGATTGAGGTATTGCTCCATAAATTACTGCAGTAGTTGCTGAAGTTGAAGGTAAAAGCATTATTGAAGTTAGATATGAGTTGAAATCATCTTGTAATGTTGATGTACTTCCATCTTGTTGTCTATATTGCACATTTAAGTTTGCAGTAACTTGTGTGGGTAATGATCCTGAAATAAATTCAACAACCCCTAATGTTGAATTACCTGTGAATGTTGAGGTGAAAGAGGTTCCTGTTGAAGGGTTTCCAATAGTTGTAGGGTCAACATTTGCAGTAACATTAAGTGACCAAGAAGGTCCCGCATCATATCCTGATAAACCAAGAACTCTTGTTACAAATAATTGATTTGATTGTTGTAAATAAGATTTAGCGATATATGCCGCCTCATATTTAGGTATTTGAGTGTTGATGAATTTGGTTGGTTCCGTTCCACCGAAAAACGCTTGGAACTCATCATAATTAGTTATGAATACCGGTTCAAATGCCGGTCCTTTAATTGTTTCTCCAACAAGACCTAATGTAGTTACCCCTACACTTTGGGCTACGAAAGATAAGTCCGTTTCAGATGTATATACACCCGGAGATACGAATACTTTTTGGTTTGCTTGTGCTGTTGCCATTATTTATTAATTCTATTACAGATTTATTTTATAGATAAATATTCCATATTTTATCAAAAAACTTTACTTTTGAGTAACTATTTATAAATGGTAGGAATTAATTCTGCCTTTTTTCTCACCATGAAACCCAAGAAAGTAATTAAGAACATTAAAATATCCCCCGAATCACATAATATACTGAAAAAGTATTGTGATAAGAGAGGAATAAAAATTTATAAATTTTTGGAAAATTTAATAATCGAGACGTGTAAAGAGAAGAAAGATATCTATGGAGAAGATTAAACTAACTTGTTATCAAAAATAATTAGGGCTTCTTGGTTATTATCAATTTTAGTTACTTCAACTCTTAAAATATCATTAGTTGTGATTTGTATTATTTGAGTATCACTACCATAATAATTGTTATTTATATACACATCAAAGGTGTCTACATTATCTGAACTTAAAAATGACATATTCGCCCTAAAATCAATCCTATCTGCCAAGGTTGTATTACCGGTTACAAATAAAAACTGAAAATTAAACTCATCAGGATTTTCTGGGTATTTATTTCTTCTTGGTCTTCTTGTTGTGGTGTCTATTTCAAAAAGTTGAGTTATTCTTTGGATTGCCGGTTTTACCTCAAATTCTTCCTCATCAATCAGATATCCTAACATTGTGAAATCATAATTCTGAACATAATATTTTCTTGCGTCTATGGTCATTTGAGATTCGTCTGAAACATTATCTAAAATAATTGGAACATATTGACCCTTAATAAAGGTGTATGCTTGTCGTGATGCAAATGTTTGCATTACAATTTTATTTAATTGATTTAATTCCCTCATTCTATTACAAACGATTTTAACATTATATTTGATATCGACAGGGACAGGTTGTGGTATTGTATAGATATCCATACCTTGTTCATTACCATTCCAAGTCGGGACAGACGCATAATAAAATTGTTTTCTATTCGGTATATTGTAAATCAACGCAGGGTTTGAACCATATTTAACTTCAGGACTTCTAACGACTGTAATATATGGTGGGTCTGGGTTATAATCTAAGTCTATGAATTTATAAGTTTCAACATATTGAGACCAGTTTTGAGTAGTAATAATAATATCTACCATTGGAACTATTTCTCCTGCGGTAACAACCTTCAATTCATTTTTAACAAAATCCAACATACCTCTATCTAAATCCGCGTGCAATACCGATTTGGGTAAATAAGTTCCATCTTCTTTGATATATTGCAATAGTTCTTGTCTACGAGCGGACAACTCTTTTCGAGGAACTAATGGTAAGGTTGGTTTAACTATATTTTTTGGTAATGGCATAATTTTATATTTTTTTCCATGTTTTAACATAAAACTCTAAATCTAAAGGAACACCATATTTTGTAATATCGATATTAAAAATATTATCTAAATTTCTAATAATTGTTCTTCTCATATTAAATTTGTGTTCTTTGGGAATTTCAGTAAAATAAAACTTTAAAAGATATCCATCTGTTGAATAATTTTCACTCGAGTAATGAACTCCTTTAGTTGTAACCTCAATATCGAACAAATCTTCGGAGAATGAATCTTTATAAAATTTAACAATACTTGGTAGTAATTTCTTAATATACTTTTTCTTATCTTCAATATTTTTAATTCTATCCTCATTGGAATTATCAATCTCTCTTAAAATTTTACGAATAATATCTTCCATATCTTCCATATCTTAAATACCTTTAAATTCATTTTCACTAACATAAGTTGCGATAATAGTTCTATAAAATGGTTTGTAACCTCCGTATGTATGTTTATTGTCCGACTTAACATATCCGTCATCACTTACAACATAATATCTAACTCGGTCTTCAGATTCGTAATATCCAATATAATCACCCAAGAATATTTCAACATCCAAATCCTCCAAAGTTTTTTGATATATCGAAAATTTCATATTACCAGGCTCTTTCTGTTCCACTCTTGAATTACCGATGAATTTAGAAGTCGGTGCCATAACTTGGACAAGACCCTTCAATTCAACAGGAGCTAAAAACTGAATCCCGTCTTCTAACACTTCCCCATAAACATCATCCGTCTTAGTCTTATACCTATCAATACGATATAATACAATGGTAAAGTTCATATCTCCCTCTAACCACTCTTGCCCCATATCAATTTCCAATGAATAGTCTTCACCTCCAAAAAATTTACCTAATCTTGTTATTGGAACTAAACTCTTTTGCATTTTATTTAATATTATTTTGTTTATACCATGATTCAGACTTAAGTCCGGACGAATTAATAATTACATTAACATTAAAGTAATTTTTAATTGATTTTATTATTGATTGATTCCAGTTTTGTCGTAAATCACCAGCAAACTTCGGACTTGACATCATCTTTAGAAATAGACTATCGTCGGGAACTACATAATCTATCGACATACAATGTTTATCATCACTAACAGGTTTTAAATCTAGCTCAATAAATGATACCCCGTTTGGTTTGGTAATATTAACCATCTTTGTAATTGATTTCTCTAAATTTTCTTGCAACATTTTCATATATTGATAAATACTTTATTTTTACTTATATTTAAGGCAAACTTTTATTTAAACAATGGAAATAAGTTTAGAATCAAAAGCGATGGCGATTCTTGAAACCTACGAAGGTGGTAATAACTATTTGTTGGAGTTGAGACGTAAGTCGCAAATTAACAAGAAATTTTACCCTACGAGGAGCCAATCGGACTATATAATTTCATTCCACGACAAACAACCAAAGGTTGCTAGAAAGTGGGTGATTCTTGATGCTTATTTTGCTCAAAAATTAGCTGATGATAAACTATACACCGAAATTCCTCAAAAAGTTTGGGTTGAAAAATTATTAGTAGACAAAGAAAAGGCGTATCATATTTGGGGTAAAGTTTTCGATAGTGAGGAACTCCACGATTTTTGGTTACCGAAAGCGGCAATCATAAAAGATAATTCCGTTCAAAATGTTGTGGTTGATTATTCGAAATATTCCAATAGACCTCCATTGGAACATCAAAAAGAAGCAATCCAAAAACTTTTGGAAAATAAGAAATTTATATTGGCTGACGATATGGGTTTGGGTAAGACTACCTCAACAATCATCGGAGCATTGGAAAGTGGGTCTAAAAAAATATTAGTTATTTGTCCGGCAACATTGAAGATTAATTGGAAACGAGAAATTGAAAATTATTCTGACAGACCAATCTTCATTGCCGAAAGTAAGAACTTCTCAACCGAACATGATTTTGTAATTGCAAATTATGATATTATCAAAAATTTTCATGACCCAAAAAATAAAGAGGAGTCGTTAATTCTTAATTCCAAATTTGATTTGGTAATTGTGGATGAATGTTTTACATATGATACTAAAATAATGACCGAAATGGGAGAAATGAACATTGGGGATATTGTAGAAAATGGTTTGGATATTAAAATATTAACATATAATCACAAAAAAGAAAAATTAGAATATAAAAAAATAAATAGATGGATTAGAAAAAATAAAGACACTATATTAAAAATAAAACTCAACAACGGACTATTTATAGAGTGTACTGATAATCATAAATTCTATGTAAAAAATAAAGGATATGTTAGAGCAAAAGACCTTACAACAACAGACGACTTGTATATGTTGTCAAAAACCACTAACGAAGAAACAGATTTGGAAAAAGGTGAAATCATGCTCAAAAAGTTGTGCTTCCATAATAAGAAACAAAACTCACCCTCAAAAACCGAAAGAGTTAAAATTTCAAAAAAAATGTCCCAAATGTGGAAATTTGATGGAATTTACAACAGAGAAGAAAATGATGTCAAAAACATATTGTTCGGTGACTTGTTCAAACATTGTGAAGGCGAACAATCCGGAAGTGAGACAAAAAAGAAGAGAAACGATAGAACAAAATGGGGGATGGTCAAACCATATGAAAAAAAATCATATGAAAAACCCACACATAGCTCAATTAACTTCATCAAGAATGAAGACAAACAATCCAATGTTCAACCCGGAGAATGTGGAAAAAATGAGACAAAAACTAATTGGAAGAACTTTTCTTTCAAGGGGTGGGAACGGGAAAATAACCCCACAACAAAAAATATTATGGAGTTTACTTGGGGAAGGTTGGGAAATGGAATTGCCGATATTAACAAAAAATGTAAAAACATTATTCAAAAGTTTACCACCATCCTACAAGGTAGATATTGGAAATCAAGAAATGAAAATATCTATAGAAATAGATGGGAACTCACACAAAACAAAAAAATGGAAATTTTTGGACAAAAGAAAGACGAATGTGTTAAATTTGTTAGGGTGGAAAGTATTGAGATTTTGGAACGAGGAAGTTATGACAAATCCACAAATGTGTGTTCAAAAAATACGAGAGTGTATGATTTAGAAATTAAGGATAATCATAACTATTTTGCTAATTCAGTTTTAGTTAGTAATTGTCATTATATTAAAAATGCTGCTGCTCAGAGAACAAAATTAATAAACGACATTGTTAAGAAAACTGAAAGATTGTGGTTGTTAACGGGAACTCCGATGACCTCTCGACCAATGGATTATTTTAATTTATTGAGTTTGGTTGATTCCCCGGTCAGTAAAAACTGGATGGCCTACGCAATAAGATATTGTGCCGGATATCAATTCAAGGCAGGTAATCGAAAAATATGGAATGTTACGGGTGCTAGTAACCTTGAGGAGTTAAGAGACAGGACATCCGGAACCATACTAAGAAGATTAAAAGAAAATGTTCTTGATTTACCTGACAAAATCATAACTCCTGTTTATTTGAAATTAAAATCCAAAGCGTATGAAGATGTTATGGGTGAATACTATGACTGGTATGATAAAAACCCTGAAGAGTCAAAATCATTAACGGTTCAATTTTCCAAACTAACAAAGGTTAGACAAATTATTGCTGATGAAAAGATTATTCAAACAATTGAGATTGCGGAAAATATTATTGAACAAGGTAAAAAAGTAATCATCTTTTGTAATTTTACCGATTCATTAAATAAAATTGTTGAACATTTTGGTAAATCCGCAGTTAAACTTGATGGTTCTATGTCGCAACCACAAAGACAATATAGTGTTGACCAGTTCCAAGAAAACGAAAAAATAAAAGTCTTTGTTGGAAATATTCGTGCCGCAGGAACAGGAATCACATTAACTGCTGGTGAAGCGGTAATATTTAATGACCTATCATTTCTACCATCAGACCACGCACAAGCGGAAGATAGAAGTTATAGATATGGTCAAAAAAATAATGTCTTAGTTTATTACCCTATTTTTGAAAACAGCATTGAGGGAATTATCTATGACATTTTAAATAATAAAAAACAAGTGATTGCGACTGTCATGGGAGACAATCAAAATCCTGCCGATGCTGCGGAAGAAATTCTAAAAAGAATTAATCATTTGAGAAAATAACGAAATACGGATTATTTATTAGAAAATGAATAATTAAATTATATGAAAAAAACACAAGAGAAAATCCAACAACTTGAGTCACAAATACTTGAATCACAAGTTACAAAAGAAAAAGAGTTGTTAATCACAGAAATGAAAAAAATAGGGATAGAAAAATTACCTTACGCCTATTCAGCCTTGAAGACATTTATTGACGCAGAGACAATGAACTTCCACTACAATAAACATTACAAAGGTTATGTAGACAAATTAAACGCCGCATTATCAAAAAAGAAATATGGTGATTTAGATTTGGAAAAAATAATTAAAACAATCAGCCGTTTCGACAAAACTATCAGAAATAACGCCGGTGGAGCGTTTAACCACGCGTTGTTTTGGAATATGTTGACACCTGAACCAAAAAAATTGGATGGTGAACTTTATAAAAAGATTACCAAACAATGGGGAACTTTTAGTAATTTCAAAAAAGAATTTGAAAAACAAGCCAAAGAACGATTCGGGTCCGGATGGGTATGGTTGGTTTTAACATCCAAAAATACTTTAAAGATTATGTCTACTCCAAATCAAGACAATCCATTAATGAATGTAATTGAAGGTGGTGGATTCCCATTACTAGGTTTAGACTTATGGGAACACGCATACTACCTAAAGTATAAAAATAAAAGAGATGAATACATCACAAACTTTTGGAAAGTTGTTAATTGGGATTTTGTTAGTAAGATGTATGAAATGAAAACAAAAACAAAATTAATTGAATCCAAAACTAAAAAATCTGTTTTGTTTGAAGGTCGTTCAGATTATATAAGAATGTGTACAGAGGAAGATAACGAATTTTTCCAAGACCTACTTAGTAGAAATGAAATAAGTTCAACCTATGGTAAAGGGATTTACCAAGCGTTATTTAAAGTTCCTTGGTTGGAATTCAGAAAAAAAGATTTATCAATCAACAGAATGCAAGGGTTTTATAAAGATGGTGAAAGACACAATATTAGTTACTTAGCAGGAAACCATAGGGCTTTTTGTATGATTGTTAAAAGTGTTAATGAAATATTAAAACAAACCGGACAACCTAAAATATTACTCAAAGATAAATCTTCAGAAGAACAAGTAGAAGGGGTTAAAAAATTGATAGATATTTTAATTAAAAACGCGCCAAAAATATTTGACGAAAACAATCCATTTTTTCAAGCAATCATGGCAAACCTAGGACAGAGTATTGTAAAGGGAGAAAAGGTTGAAAAAGTTAGTGAAATAAGATTGTCTAAAAAATTTGGTCAAGATAATGTCAAAATAGAAAGTGGTTTTGGTTTGGACACAGATGCGTCCGAAGGGTTAGATGGCTCTATTAAAATTGACGGTCGTATATACAAATGTCAAATAAAACCTTATAAAACTTCTTTTATTGAAGATGGTAAACTTGTTGTGTTGACCAGCAGCACTGTTAGTGATTATAAAGTAGATTTTATGATATTCTCAAACGCACAAAATACTTTAGTAGTAAAAAACCAAAATACTGAATTAGGGATTAACTCATATGTGTTCCCATCTGAAGATTTGATTTATAAATTAACTTGATATTTATATATAAAATAACATACTATGTCA